ATGGAGCTCATTACCACCTAACACGATTAAGCGAATATATTGACCCAGATTATAATGATCTTATCGATGTATTGAAAAAAGCTTATATGGTTACATACCCAATAACACCTCTTGGGTCGGTGGAACATACACAAGATGATTTCCTCATCAAACAATTGCGAGAAATATATAAAAAGAAGGGCGGCGAAGACGCATATAAATTCTTTTTTAGAGCTCAATTTGATGAGGGAATTAAATTAAGATATCCTAAAGAATTTATATTAAAAACATCGGATGGTAAATGGTATGTGCCAAAATATATTGAATTCAACGGAGTGTCTAGCGATATTGCAAAATTCTTCAATAAGAAGATAAGAGGCCTTACATCTGGTGCTACAGCATTTGTTGAAGTAGAAGAGGGTACAGATCCTGGCAATGTAATAGCGACTGGTAGATTACCAGTAGAGGCTATTGTGGGTGAATTTATACAGAATGAAACTATTGAGGTTGTGGTGTGAGCGATACTCTCGTAATAACCTCCGCTGGTGTAATAGAAGGTGATGGGTATTATCTAAATACCGATGGCCACCCATCTTCTGATATGAAGATGCAGGATAATCATTATTATCAAGACTTCTCATATGAAATTGAGAGTGGTGTATCTACAAACTTCTATAAAGATTCGGTAACAGAATATTTACACCCCGTGGGTACTAAGATGTTTGGTAGATTGTTATGGCACACAGATATTCCTGCGATGCCGAGTCTACCACCCTCTGAAATTAGATTTGATTATCATCAAGATGGTGCATTCGCATTTAATACAAGCGCTAATTTTACAGGCGCTGGATTAAGACAATTATATGGTGTGCCGATGGTAACGGTGGGTACAGTGGCGGACATTCAATTAGAGAATGACGATGACCTAATCTCAGAGGATGGTCTATATACATTAGAATATCAGGGCAGGAATGTTGGTGGTAGAGCGAATGTTGAACCCGCGGAGTTTATGTGGGGAGATATCATATGTGAGAATGGAGATTATCTTACATTAGAGAATGGTGTAGATACATATATTCTCAATAACCAAACCATTACAATCGGTAGGACGGGCAATGGTACATTCACCGTCAATAGTATGATGGGTACTACGAATGTTCAGATTAATATTGACGCATCATTGATTAACTCCCACCCATTGAATGCTAGAACTGTTGCGGAGGATTGGAGAGAGGGTATATGTACACATGACGGATTTATTCTTACAACTAGACCTACACCACAATACTCAAGAATTATTGGATAAAACTATATAAATATAAACATGCCGGCTATAATTACAGAAGACTTCAGAATCACTACCATGACCAACTTTATTGCTGGTTTTGCAAATGATCCAGGTGAGACACATTACAAAACTCTATATATGGGTGTTGCGAAAAATAACGCATGGCCTACAGATGGTGCTGGTAGAATTGAAACTGATCCAGGCTTTACAGTACCCACACCAACGGAAACTGATGCTGCCATTGATACATTATGGACCGAGATTGTCGCGCTTAAGCGATTGAATCCAGATGATCTTATACCAGTTGTAAGAGAAGTAACATATGAGAATGGTGACAAATGGTCATTCATAGGAATTAACCCCAACTCAGTTAAAAAATCTTTCACTAGTACAGATTCTTATAAATCAATCGTACGAAATAGTGAAGGTAGAGTTTATTTATGTACAGGAGAGCCAAGCACTGGTACGTGTTATATTAATGCTTCTTCTGATTCTAATTATACAACAAGAACTACTTGTGAAGCTCAACTAAACAGTGTATGGGTACCAACCGCATCTAATTCTGAGCCTTTGGGATTACCGGTTAATCCCGGCGATCAATTAACGTTTGGTAATTATACTTGGGAATACCTTTGGATTCTAAATGTTAATGAGATAGCGACATTTGTGAATGATGATTGGCAGCCTGTATCGTACGGTCTATATTCTGAAGGGCAACCTGGATATGTAGAACAGGATATATATGGTATTAATCCAGCCGATGCACCAAAGAAAGTAAGTTCGACGAATTTAATGATAAGAATCTTTTTATCTGGTACAGATACAGGTATACCAGATGATGATGATTTCAGAATAGTTTTTCTTGTAGATTCACCAAGAGATGTTAATGATGATATTTGTGTAAATAATAATTATGCATCGGCGGATTTATCCATAACAGATACTGGAAACTTAATCTTCATTGAAAATAAATTACCAGTAATGCGATCTAGTGAACAACAAGAAGATATTAGATTAATATTACAATATTAGGAATATAACATGACTACAGCAACAGATGGAAATTTTAACATATCTCCGTATTATGATGATTTCGATGATACTAAGAATTTTTTAAAGATTCTTTTTCAACCTGGTCGTGCAGTACAAGCAAGAGAATTAACACAAATTCAAAGTATTTTACAATCACAATTAGGAAAAGCGGCCGATCACTTCTTAGCGGATGGCACACCTGTAATTGGTGGCGATGTACGTATTAATAATACAAAACAGTACATTACATTATCTGCGTATGACTTAGTAGAAACTGGTTATAATATAACAAGTCTTAAAGGTCGTGCTATTTTAGGTGCATCTTCTGGTGCTACTGCTTTGGTAGAAGAATATCATCCAGATCCAGTGAATAGTAATATAATCTATATTACATTAAACACAACAGATTTTGTTAATGGTGAAACTATTAATACCACCGATGATGATACCCCGGCTGGTAAGCCACCATTATCTGCAGCGATTAATCTTAATGATGCTGTTGGTAATTTCGCAACATTTGGTTATGTCGATGCTGGCATTTACTATATTGATGGTAATTTTGTTCCTGTATATTCACAGAAAATCATCGTTGACCCATTCTTTACAGATCCTACAGAATCGATAGGTTTTGATGTACAGCAATTGATTGTGACATCGAATGATGATGATTCTATGCTAGATCCTGCTCATGGATTCTTTAACGCAAGTGCACCAGGTGCTGATAGATATAAAGTATCATTAGTGCTTATTACTGAGACTGATCATACCACCGCCGCTTCTGGTACTGAATTTATCAATCTTCTATATATGAGGAATGGTATTGTAGAGCGCAAGGTATCACGTACCGATAATGCAATATTGCAAGATACACTGGCTCGTAGAACATTCGATGAAAGTGGTAATTATACCGTAAGACAATTTGAAGCTTCAATACTTGAGGCTAGTCCGTTCGATTCATCGGATGATGATGCTACATTTGTTGTTAAGATAGATCCAGGTAAGGCCTATGTTTATGGGTTTGAACAGGAAACTATTGCTCCAATATATGTATTTGCCGATAAGACTAGAGAATTTGAAAGAAAGAACAACGCGTCTCTCATTAAAACTTTAGGTCCATACTTCACTCTATTGGATGATGCCAATAAGTATTGGAACTTTGATGTAAATAATAACGAAGAGATTGAATTAATGTCGGATCTTGATGGTGCTGGGTCAGTCATTGGCGAATCTAGAATTAAGTCATTGGATTTTTCAGATCGTATTATGATGATTCACAAATTCACCGACCAACAGGCATTAACACGTTCTGTTAAATCGGTTCGTTCAAAATTAAACACAAATACTGTATATGCTAACATTACACAATCAAATAATAATGGTGTAATTTCCGGTACTGCTGGTAGTAATGATACATTAATATATGAAACGGCGGATTATGCATTAAAGGCTGTGGTACCTGATGAAACTCATTTTACTACAACAAAAGCATTCAATTCAATCACACGAGTTGGTGATACATTTACAGTATCATCTGGTTCTAACTATAAAGGTTTAACCTCTATAGATTTTATTATAGATAAAACAACCAATAGCACGGTTTTAGCAGTAGCTGATTATTCCGTCGCTGGTTTAGGTACAGATACAATAATTATTACCGTGCCTAATGCACATGCTGTACAACAAATTGATGTATACACCGTAATGGCGGTATCGCAAATGAATGCGAAGAGCAAGACATTAACATCTTCTACCGACACACCATTGACTGCCATTGATGGGAATGTACCATATCCACAAATTTTATTATCCAATGTTGATGCAGTTGCAATAACGAGCATTATTGGTTTGGATGGTTTAGTCTATACATCGGACTTCGTGTTGAACACCGGCCAAAAAGATCATATCTATGATTATGGTTATGTAACATATACAGGTTCATCTTGGGTTAATCAAACATACACTGTCACATATGATTATTATGTTCATGGCTCGGCCGGTGCATATTTCTCCGTTGATAGTTACCCTACATATGAGAGCATTTTAGATTATAATAAAGAATTATCCGGTGATAAAGTTAGTTTAAGAGATTCATTAGACTTTAGACCAGCGATCAACAGATTAAGTTCTGGTGATACAATGATTCCTCAATCAGACTCTATTCTATACGTAGACTATGATTACTACATACCAAGAATTGATAAAGTTTATATTGATTCTGCCGGTACTTTTGGTGTTAATAAAGGTGTCGCTGATTTGAATCCGTATACACCCAATGATATTGAAGGCGTTATGTCCGTGTATGAATTATACATACCAGCATATATCTTTAATGTATCGGAAATTACAACTAAGTATATTGAAAATAAAAGATATACAATGCGCGATATTGGTAGGTTGGAAAAACGAATCGATAATTTAGAATACTACACATCATTAAGTATACTTGAATCTGACGCGATTGATATTGAAATTAAAGACGCGAATGGTCTAAATAGATTTAAGAACGGTATTATTACCGATAAATTTACAGGTCATGGTGTTGGTGATACAGATAATCCAGATTACTGGGTTGCGGTAGACCCTAAAAATCAAGAAGCGCGACTACCATTTACTCAAAACTTCATTAGTATGGAACCCGCACCAACGAGTATTGTTGGATCAGAGGAAGATAATAATGTTAAGTACCACCCTAATATTGTAACACTATATTATGAAGAGACTGGTCTTATCTCTCAACCACTGGCTTCAAACATTACGAATATTACACCTTATGAAATATTCTACTATGACGGTAATATTATATTAAGCCCTGATTCAGATCAATGGGTTGATACAGATACTGCCCCTGATCTATTAGTGAATTTTGCCGGTAACAGTGATAACTGGAAACAACCATCTGGTTGGAGCACTGAATGGGGTTCATGGGAGACTCGTATTACTGGCACAAGCACTACAACACAAAATATTGAAGGCATTGGCGGTAATGGTGATGGTGGCCCTCTATCAATTAGAACAAACACTACAACCTCTAGAGAATCTACAAGATCTGGCATAAGTTCTAGAACGGTACCAGAGACTATTACTCGTGAAATGGGTGATCGTGTTACTGATGTTTCTTTTTCTGCATTTATGAGATCAATCGCTATTTCATATACAGCGACTGGTTTAAAGCCAAATACAACATTCATTTCTAAATTTGATGATGTTGATGTATCCACCCACTCAACCGGTTTATTATCGGATAGTGCAGGTGAAGTTACGGGGGTATTTACTGTCCCGGCCGCTACATTTAAAACTGGTCGTAGAACATTCACATTAATTGATAGAGACTCTTCACCAACCACATCGGCTAGTAGAGATTTTGAAGCGAATGGTTTAATTCAAAATAAAGAAAGAACCGTTGCTTCAGTTACTTTCCTAACACAGGAAACTAGAATTGTGGAAGAAACGAGGCAGGAGGCTAATCAAACAACATCAGTTACTCGTGCAACGGGTGGTGGTTCACCTCAACCGCAACCAGAGATTAGTGCTGCCATGATGGGTGGTGGTTCAGGATTATGTGGTGGTGCGGCTGGTTATACAGCAAGTACTGGTGGTAATACGGGAAGTCCTACATTACCTGGCATTACATCCACTTGGACAGCTCCAAGCGATGGTATAGTCACAGTCACAGTATCTGGCAACAGTATGGTTCGACCAAGTCTCGGTTGTCACTTTGATGGTTGTTCAACATGTGGCCCTATCGGAAATACATTCTATTGTGGTTCCGACACATCAACATTCACACCATCGGGTGGTTCTTCCGCATTTACCAATGGTGGTGCATTATCGGCTACTGGTGGTAGATATATTAAAAATAATTGTAATGGCTCTCAAACAGGTGAGGTTACTAGAACGGATACAATGGATACTAGAACATACACTGTTCAAGCCGGTGATACAGCGACGGTATTTATTGCACCTTCCGCTTCTGAAGTAACTCAACAGGGTGGTGTTAATCACTGTTATGGTTCGACATCTTTAGGTATCAGTCCAGATAATTTCAATGGATCACCTACCGTATGTATTAGATATCAAAACCCACCAGCTCCACCGACTAATTCGGGCGACCCATTAGCACAATCATTCTTTGTATCTGGTATGGAGGGTGGAACATACGTGACATCAATTGATGTTAAATTCAAAACTATTGCAACCGATAATCGTCATTGCTGGTTAAGAATTCAAGAGATGGTTAACGGCTTCCCTGGCACTATAATACTTCCATACTCTGAAGTATCTATGACACCTACACAGATTGTTACTCAACAAGAAATGGAAAATGTCCCATTAACTGTTGCTGACTTCCACGCGATGACAGCGACTGGACCAGGGCCAACAACAACATTTACATTCAGTAACCCGGTATATCTTCAGAATAATACAGAGTATTGTTTTGTACTCGGTTCTGGTAATAATGAATATGAAGTATTCACCGCTAAATTAGGTGAAAGATCAATTGATGCGACCGGTACTAAGGGTGCTAGAATTTCTAAACCACCTTATATTGGTTCTATGTTTAAATCTCAGAACCAATCTACTTGGACTGCAGAGCAAGAATATGATATTACATTCAATATTAATAGAGCTAAGTTCAGTCAACAGGAAGGTACTGTAAATCTATTCAATGAAAGCTTCATTGGAACTAAAGATGTTACTACCATCATGCCAACGGCTGAATTACTAGAGATGAATAATACTTCTTTAAATTGGGAGATTGAATTCAAAGAAGGTTCTAATGAATTAGGTACTGATTGGATGTCGATTGATAACTACTCCAACAAGAACTTTGATAATGTAGTAACACTCGATGGAACTAACGCAGCACCTTCTGCGGCTCAACCTATTTGGATGAAGGCTAAAATTAAATCAACCTCGGATAATGTATCACCAATGATTAATTTAAACAGAGTTGGTGTAGTTGCGGTAAGTAATGTGGGTACAACGGGTTATAGATGTACATTGGGTGGTAATGCTTTACCAGAAATTGGTACAAAGGTTGAATGTGATGCACTGGCTGGTACTTGGTCTATTGAATCACCATCAATTCATCTTGGTGCATATTACACAAAACGTGTAACACTGGATAATCCTGCCGAAGACTTAAAGGTTTATGCAACTATAAATCTTGAACAAGGTACTGATGTTACTGGTTATTATACTACAGGATCTGCAATCAAACGAAGAATTACAATCGATACATCGGCTTATTTAGCGAATACTTGGGAAAAATCATACATTTATTTCTATAATAGCTTCCCGGCCGCGGGCACAGCACCTGGAACAAAAGCTTATGCTACACGTTCTAGAGATGCTGGAGTGTCTAATGAAGAACGGTTGTACCTACAGAATATTGACGATACACCACAAATTAAGTTTGGTGGATATATTTCAATGGTTGATCTCACAAGCTCAGTTGCTTGGGATGTTGTTGATACTTATATTAAAGGTGATATAGTAAAAACCGCGGCAAATACATTCTATGTATGTATCGTGGACGCAACCGCAGGTATTGAACCTGGCGTGAGTACAGTACCACCTTGGTCGGATCATTGGACTCTAATTCAATTGACTCAGATTAAATCAAACAGTATTACTTCAGATATTGGTTCACAACAGGCCGGAGTTGATTCTGGTTTAGATGAAGAATCACCTATTGATTATCTACCAATGATAAAAGAGGTGAGCACAACTAAAGTTAAATCATTAGGTCAATCGAGTACTACAAATACCGCCGGGTGGCAGGAATATGAATTTGCTCCATTAGATCCAGTTGAAGACCCATATGAAATATTTGCGATAAAATTAGTATTTACTACTCAGAACCTGGCGTTCACACCTAAGATAAGAGACTTTAGGGCAATCGCTGTAAGTTAATGAGACTTAAAGTAGAGGGTAACCCCAATATAACTAAAGATGCTAGAAGTGGTTCATTGATAAGCTCCAATAAAGCTTATCTTGAACATCAAGAACAAAAGAAAAGAATGGCTATTAATGATTCAAATGTTGCCGAGAAAGATAGTGAAATAAGAAATCTTAAACGAGAACTGAATCAATTAAAAGCTACTGTCAATAGTATTTTATCTAAAATAAATTAGATAAATACATATAAATAGATATAACAATATTGGAGAAATAAATGGCACAAAGAAAAATTAGTGAATTGCCTTCATTATCAACACCTGATGGAGCTGAAGAGCTTGTAGTTAATGACTCCGGTGTTAGTAAGAAGGTAACGATTGCAAACGCGGTGGCGAACACCACCCCTAAAATTCATACACATACTGTATCGAATATTACCGATGCTGGTAATACAGCCACTTTAGATCTTGGCACCATTTCTGGTACAGTATCTGAAGGTGATCATGCTCACACCGGTATTTATGAGGCCGCTGATGTTACAATCCTTAAGGATGCAGATATTGGTGTTAATGTTCAAGCCTATGATGCTACAATAGTTGTAGATGCAGATATTGGTGTTAATGTTCAAGCCTATGATGCTACAATAGTTGTAGATGCAGACATTGGTTCAACAGTACAAGCCTATGATGCTACAATAGTTGTAGATGCAGATATTGGTGTTAATGTA